CTAACAAAGTTTGTGCCTGTGCCTGTTACTGCACCGCCAGCCGTAACCGCTACAGTTCCCGCAGTAGCGTTTGGCGCATTAAAAGCGTAGGTATTGACTGTGCCACCCGTCACATCTTCAGGTATTGCTTGCCATACTTCCCAGACATTAGTGCCATTGCCAGTTTCAACTTGAATCATGGATGGGTAGTCAATCGCTACACCACCAACGCTGTTAGAACTAAACAGAACTTGATTGTCTGTGCCTGTTGAAGTGCCGACAGTAATCCAGTCACCTCTGACCTGTAGAACACCGTTCTGTTGGACAGTAAAACCACCATTATTTACAGCAGCAACACTTAAACCATTCTGCATATAAAACTCTTGCAAATGAGGCGTTGTGTTACTGGAGTTGCTGACCTCAATGCGACCTGTACCAAGTGCTTGAATCAGTCTTGGCTTGGTTGACCATTGGCTATTGATTGTGAGCGTTACACCATCTAAGACGTTAATAATATCGTCTTGAGCATAGGTAACTGCTGTAAGGTTTCGTGAGGTTGTTACGTCAATTGTTGCCATATTATAAAGTCACCTGTGTAATCGAGGTCAATACCCCATTAGTGTAATTAAATGTCTTCCTTATTATATATGTTAGCATATTTTGATCAATTTGAGATAATAATCCATTATTATAAGTGAAGGTTTTTGTCTGTCCACCGGAATATACAATTTGAGATAATAATCCATTAGTATAAGAAAAAGATGGAGATATTAAAGATCCACTACCTGATGATGGCGCAGAAATCCATTTACCTTCTGCTGCACTAAATGTTAATACATCACCGTCTGTAGCATTTTTAATGCTTGTTTTATTTGTATCACCTAAGTCATTTAACCAATATGAACCTGATCCAGCAGTTTCACCACCAAATCTTCCAGAAGAAACTACAGAATTAATTTTTTGTTTGTAATTGTTTAAATCTTTTTCAATACCTTGTTGAAAGGTGGAAAACTTTTCTTGCAATGGAGAAATATCTGCATCTTTACCGGGATCTCCTTTTTCTCCTTGATCCCCCTTCTCACCTTTTTCTCCAACTTTACCATCAATACCGTCACGGCCATCTTTTCCGTTGGTGCCGTCTTTACCGGCTATGCCATCTTGACCATCTTTTCCGTTGATGCCGTCCTTACCATCAATACCGTCACGGCCATCTTTACCGTCTATGCCATCTTTACCATCAATACCGTCACGGCCATCTTTACCGTCTATGCCATCTTTACCATCAATACCGTCACGGCCATCTTTACCATCTTTACCAGGAACGCCTTGGTCGCCTTTTTCTCCATGGTGACCACGATCACCTTGGATTCCCTGCTCACCCTTCTCTCCTGCTACACCTTGTTCTCCACGCTCACCGGTTTCACCTTTTTCTCCAACATCCCCTTTTACACCAGGAATTCCTTGTATACCAGGTTCTCCACGCTCACCGGTTTCACCTTGAGGTCCTCTTGGTCCAACAGGACCTTGCGAACCCTCATATCTTTCTACAATGATTTCTGGAGGAGAACTTTTAAGTTTGGTGATTTCTTCTTTGAGTTTGGCAACTTCTTTTTTGGTAAATGCTATCGAAGTTGCTAATGTTACAGAATTCTCAAGGAGATTATTGTTCTCTTTGCTCATTATTATCTTCAACTAAAGTATCAAAAAATTTTGTCATGGATATAGTTAGGTCTTTAGTAGGATCGTCCACTTCTTCTTTTTGTTGATCAGACGCCTGTGTGGCTTGGTCTTGCATATCTTGTGCGTGTTGCATGTCAACAGGATTCATGGGTTGTGATGGTACTTGTGACATCATTTGTTGTTGTGCCACATCGTTCATAACACCAACTGGTAATCCCATACCAATTTCTTTTTCTTCATCAATTTCGGTTTGCATTTCTTTGATTTGATCATCAGTTAAACGCAACACATTTCGTTGAATCCAAGCTTGTGAGAAATAACGACCTGTGTATGGGTCAACTGCGCCCAACAAACCTAATCGCTCTTTCATTAATTCTGCTTCTTTTAATTCGGCAAAATTATTGTCTTTAATAAAGTCGTAATAAATGTGTTCTTTAAAATGATCCCATTCATCAGCCGTACAAATGCCTTTTAATACACATTGAACACGCAACGCCTGATTAAAAATATCTGCAAACTTATTACGCAAACGGTCAACAAACTTGGCAAACTTTAACTCATCACGAGTAACTTCAGATAAACGGCCAATTGAGAAACCTTGTGCTGGTTCTAATCGTGAAATAGGAACACTTAACGAATTATATAGTTTCTTTTGGAAGTACTTAACATCTTCTAGTTCACCTAGGTTTTGGCCACCAGGTAATGTAGTAATCTCTGTGCCTTTGCCACCTTCACGGCGAGGCAACCAAAAATCTTCCATCATTGATAGGAACTTACGGTCATCACGAACTTCACCTGTGTTAGCATCATATACAAGTTTGTTCTTGTACTTCACCATGATGTCACGGAGGTACTGTTCAGCTTTTAATTTCGGAAGGTTACCCACATCAATATAAAAAATGCGGCGCTCGGGAGCACGACTGATGCGATAAATGACGGTAGCATCTTCAATCATCCTTAATTGGTTGAGAGGTTTAATTGCTTTGTGTAGATACGATAAAACTACAGCACGCCGTGAATCCATAAGACCTGAAACAACCGAAATTATAGAGTCGGTTGTGATTCGAACACCAACAGGACCATAATTACTGGATGATCCTGATACCACTTTGTCATTATAGATGTAATATTCATTATAAACATCTACAATTTCAGCACCAGTTTGTTCATCTTTCTTCTTTTTAATCTCACGTACTTTTCGAAGTTTGCGTGGATCAATGTACCTTAATTCTTTAATACCAGCAACAGGATTTTGTTTATCTATAATCACATTATAATATAACCTACCGTCAATATAATAACGGCGGAATATATCTTGTGCCATATGTTTATAATTAAACAATCGCAGTATGGTATTAAATTCTTCTTTAATTGCTTTTTTAATTTTGTCTGGTTGATCTAAATCATCCAAAACAATATCAATAATTTTACCATCATCGTCTTGCACAATCGATTCATTCATGATGTCATCGATGGCAGATTCAATTTCTGGTTGCATGGCCATCTCACGATAACGAGAGATGAGTTCTACTTCATTCTTAGCTGTACCATCTAGGTCAACATATGTACCATAATATGCGGCCGAGGAAATGGTTAATGCACCATCCTCATTAGAAGGTGGCGTAAAAGATGGTTGTGTAGATTGTTCATCCTCGGTTTTTCTCCGAGCAATCTCAAAACCAAAAAGTGAGAATTTATTAGTTGCCATATATTGTATTATTCCAATTCAATTAAACATATTGGGAGAACCTAAGTTCTCCCATTAACAAAAACATATTAAGTAGTAGTATTTGATTCCCAATATTGGAAAGCAAATGTGGCTGAATATTCTTCAATCACATCATTTGAACCCCAATCTAAATCAATTGGCGCAACATCTAATGGAAACACACCTACAAACTTATAAGATTTCAATTCGTTACCTGCTTTTCCATATTGCGTAACAGTTGCATCTACTGTGTATCCTGTTGGATTAACAGCACCACCATTACGAACGTTGGTGGTGTGACTATTGATTGCGTTCATCCAAGACTCAAGAGCATTACGAACCACGAAATCTTCGTCATTAATAATCTGTAATGTCCAGTCTGTAAATGTTCTGTTACCAGCAAACTTCAGTTCACGACCAAAATAAAATACAGGAACAGTACCTACGGTAGAACCAGGTAACTGTGCCGATTTTGCCATGAATGTTGTTTTCTGACCAGCGGCTGAACCGTTGGCTGCGATTGTTGGAAAGGTTAGAGTAACTTGAAATAGATTGGGACGGGCACCGTCACCAATCATATTTGCTCTAAATTCTGCTACATTGAATGCCATTTTTATTCTCCTATATCGTGGTTATTTATTACGCTGCACCAACGATTGTTGTGAAATCGACACCCGTTGCAACTGCAACAAAGTTCAACTGGATAAAGTTGATAGAACGAGCAGGCTTGATGTAGATGTCACCAACAAACTGATTGCTATCAATAACTTGTGGTGTGTTATTGGTTGTATCGCAAACCACACGGAAGTCATAGATACCACGGCGACCTTGGACATCTCTTAGGAACGGAGTTACTAATGCCACAAACTGTGCTCTGGTAAACTCATCGTTAAATTCAAACAACGAGAACTCAGCTGCTTTGGCAATTGTCTTTTCAAGAACAATAAACAATCTACGAACGTTGATACGGTCAAATGCAGATGGTTTGTTCTGTAATGTCTTATCACCAAACAACACAATACCTTGTCCAGGGAACGAAACAACTGGATTTACACCGGCTGCGTACAATACATCACGTTGTGTTTTGTTTGGATTAAATGCTAACTTAATTGCGTTCTTAATTTGACCACGGTTGAATCCAGCAGGTGAAAACCACGGATCACGAACAGTATCAGTATTAACACAAAGACCAGCAATATCACCATTTAATGGAATATAACGATAGGTGTTATTGTATTTGTCGTACATATATTTGTAACCAGAATCAGCCACAACATAAGAAGATTGACGAGCAAGACCGGATAACCATGTGTTAATACCGGCTGTAGGTGTTGTATTAATGTCATCAATTGCAGTAATTGGAGGTGAAATAAATGCAACACAATCTTTGCGAGAATTAACAACATTATCAATCACATACTGTTGAATGTTTGTATTTGCAGAACCAGTTAATACCAAAGAGATATCAATTTCTTCTTTGTTTGCAAAAAGATCATATGCACCTTGAATGTCACCATCGGTTGGATTAAATTCTAAACCACCACGTAGTGTGATTGTTGGGTTAGTTGTCAACACGGCAAAGTTATTATTTGCGGCTGGTCTGTCCCATGTAAACGATGTTGTAGAGTAGTTTACTGGACCAGTTGCATAAACATATTGTGAGTTATTGAATATAACTTGTCTATAATAGTTTGAATTACCATTAACATTTGCATCGGACGCTTTAGATACAAACGGATAAGTTTCTAATACTGTACCTTGTTGGCCAGTAAATTGACCGTCAGCATCAATAACTACTACGTGCATCTCATCATTTGTACCACCAACTGCCGCAGCAAAGTCAGAAGTACCTGGAGCGCTTGTGAAGTATGATTTGTATGCCCATGTGTTAAACAATGTGGTATTTGCACAAACTTCAACAGATAATGAGTTACCGATTACACCAGTATATTTGGCCATATATGAACCAAAGAAATCTCTATTGTCTGTATTTAAATACAAATATTCAAATTCTTCTGGATTAGGAATCTGGAAAGAAGTATTCGCAGCTGCGTTGTTTGAATTAGCATTAACGGCACGAACAACGCTTAAGTTGTTGCCATATGCCAAAAATGAAGCTGATGTGAAAAAACTAGTTGCTGAATTGGAATCTGGTTTGCCAAAGTAATTTTTTAAAGTGATTTCGTTATCAATTAAAATTATCTGTCGTGCTGGACCCCATGAAAAGTTTCCAGCAAATGCGCCGGCCGTAGTAAGTATCGAAGGAACGACTGTTGTTAGGTCGACTTCCGAAACATTTACTCCCGGGGAAATTTGAAACGCCATTTTATTCTCCTCAAATGAGTTGTGTAATATCTAAGCATAGAAAGCTATATTGATATTTATGAAACACAGGATTTACATACTTCTAAAGAAATCCTTGGAATAAGCTGCATAAGTATCTCCACCATCTGCAACCTCCCATACATCACCGCCTTCCACCATAAAATCGTGTTCCAAACCATCTTCTATGATAGGGGCTGGTAAAACATCTTCATCTATTTGATTCATGTTTTCCAACTGAATCTGTTTTCTTAGGTCATGATTAACAATTTCTCTGAAATAGGCTTGTGTTGTTGCCCATGCAAAGATGACCAAAGTCATAGCCATATCATCATTTGCACCTTCTGCTGCGGCAAATGATGTCTTATGTTGTTCAAATGTGGTTAACTCTGAGTAAGTATCAAAGTCGTTGATGATTAACTTGTCACCTTCAATCAAGGTTTTAAGGTTGGAACAACCTACCGACTTGACCTGAGGAGACATTTTTAGTCCCATTTGAACACCTCTGGCAAAACCAGCAGACAATTGCTGTGGTTTTTTATTGCCAGTAAATACTTTCAATAGGTTCTCATACTCTAAATCCGAATGAATAAAGTCTGCCACTTGTGGATTGTTATTAATTTCAACCAAAACATAGGCATCATTATATACTCTAGCTGCATTGACAATCACCGTTGGAAACAATATAGGTGATATTGACGAACTAGAATAAGTTGCAACCTGTTTATAAGGTGTGGAGGATATATCGATAACCGAAAATGTGGAACTATCTAGGTTTTTACCTTCAGACACATCGACCGTAATACAATATAGATGGTCTGCCTTGGCATCATTTTGGCCTTCTTTGATAGGATGTTCATATATCTTCATCTTATCATGTTCTGCAATCGGGTTCATGTACCTCAATTGTTGTAACTTATAACCAGAGATGAGTGTATTAGACGAACCTAAGAACTCTGTTTCAAACTCTTGTGCAAACTGTCTTTCGGATGTGTTGCGAATTGTTTCTTCTTTCCATGCATCGTCACGGCCTGGTACCATAGACCAATGAATCTCAAAGTTCTTGTAGTTGTTCCGACCTTCAATCGAATCCATCCATAGTTTATAGAATAAATTCATACCATTTGGTGTAGAAACGATAATAATCTTTGACGATTTACCAGAGGAGATTACAGGATAGACTGAGTTAAAGAACTCATTGGCAATATTGTTGGGTACGAAAGCGAATTCGTCTAAGAACACAATGTTAAACGAACCGCCTCGAATCGCTGAGGATGATGTGGAGGCAGCGATTACTTTAGACCCGTTCTCTAGTTCTACATTACCCTTGTTCCATGTCACCACGCCTTGTTGGAGCCATTGAGGTAGATTCTCATACGCCAGTTGATACTTGGCTAAAATGTCCCTTGCAAGAGAGCCTTTGTTTGCCAAAACGGCCACGTTCTGTGAATCGGTAAAGATGGTTGCCCATAAAAGATAACCAACTGTTGTGGTGGTTTTACCAACCTGACGAGGACATTTAGTGATAACGAAACGATTATCTTTAAACAAATTAATCATTTCTTTCTGAAAGTCCCACATTTTAAAATTGATGAGTCCTTCATCCACGTTCACAATCTTAATGTAGTTCATACAGAAATACACCGGATCTTCGGCACATTTCATGTATTCTTCTACTTGTTCTTTCGTATACTTGTGTTCAATTCCCACCCGTTTTAAGAGAGGATTGTCACGATACGAATCTTTATTTTGAATGGCCATTATTTTAACAATTCTTCAATTTTTATCTTGGCGTGTGGTGATTTTGGGTCACCGTGGTAATCAGTACCAAAGTGTGTAACCCATGTGTCAGAGAAATTATTTAGTGGTAACATACACCGATGACCATATCCTGTTGGAATATCCACAAACATATTACCTAGATTGGCTGACTCACGAATACCCCACGAACCTTTTTGGCCAAATACAAAGTAATCAGAGTTGATGTGTTCTTCAACCAACTCTCTATCCATAATAAACATGCCTTGATATGGTTCAGATAGAGAAACAAATTTTTGTCCTTCTACTTCGATGGTTGGTCTGTGTTGTTGATAGTGTGTTGCATCTAAAGAATATACATTATCACCATTCTTTTGTACTCGATGTACAGCTGGTATAAAATTTAAGTTGTTTCTTTTGAATAGTTCTCTTGTTCTTACCCAATAATCAAAGGTCTTTTTTTGAACTTCAATATTGCCTTCAAGGTATGCAAAGTGTGTATAGTCTGATTCTAGAAACTCTTTCATATATTTCTTGTGTTCCCAAGTGTGCCAGTATGGATCACTAAGGTCTGCAACATGAATTGGTAACGAATTATCAAAATTAACATTACTATTAATTATTAATTTGATGTTTGATATATCAGATAATGTCTTTATTACTTCTTTAAATCGTTCTACTCGTTCTTCTACATAATAAAAACACACATTCACCCAAAGTTTCATTCTTTACCTTTGATGAGTTTGTTGAGTTCAGCTGTAGAACCGATAAAGATGGCTTTATCAATATTGGTTCCACCTTTATCTTTTTTGGCATTTTCATCCATGTCACGCATTTGTTTTTGAATGGAGAGTAATTCTTTATTGGCATCGACCATATTTTTAAGTAATGTACCATAAACTTCAAAGGCTCGTGGATGTTGACCAGCAGAAGCAATCTGCCGCAGTTCTTCCATTGCATCTTTGCCAGCATCGATAATCTCTTGCAGATTTTCTTTTGATTGCTGGTATGCATCAGTAAGATCCTGTTTTAAATCTGGATCTTTATAATTAACTGGCACAACAGGATGCATTTTGGTACGAGTATCTAGAATACCAGGATCTTTTATAGGATCAATATCAAAGATTTCAGATAAGTTTTTATTCAAGTCATTCATAGAATTATATAGTGTTTGATTATAACGCTGCTATTGCGGATTGAAAAGCGGCATAAGTTGCAGAATTGGCAACCAACGCTTTAAGTTCAATGCGAGAAATAGAACCACCTGTTTGAACAGATGAGTCTGGGAATGTTAATCCACCATCGTCACCAAATGTCCATACTTCTGTTGTTCCCCCAGTATTGGCCCTAATTTCAACACTTGCAGAAGCATATAACTCAGCAGTTGTCGACCTCATTATTAACGCAGTAGTATCATCATTAGTGGTTGTTAAATATGCGGTGTTGGCTCCGAGAGTAGTAAAGTCTAGTTTAGAATTTCCTAATCCATCAATAACGGTGCGAGTGTTTGCATTATTTGCCGTATTAAACGCAGACTGTGCTAAATTAGTAGCAGTTGTAATATTAGTGTTCTGAGTAACATTCACACTTTGTAATATAGAGATACTGTTATTTTGTGTAATATTAACACCTTGCAGAATCACAATATTACTATTGGCGGTATTGGCAGTATTACGAGCAGTCTGGTCAATATTATTATCAGTCGCTGAATTCAATAATGCATAACCACCAGGCAAAGCACCATCATGAACGGTGAGTGTATAATTGTTTGAGTTAACAATAAGTTCACCTATTGCACCAGTTGTATTTGCTAATGTGGCAGCAGGCAATCGTCTAAATTGTAGTGTGCGTGGCATTTCTATTACCTTTATTGTAAGTCTGTTGGTTTTTGTTGTAGTGTTTGCAGATCATCTTCACCAAGTTGTAGCATGGCATCACCAGCAAAATCAATTGGCAAATCTAAACCTTCAACAATATTTGGAGTTTCTGATATCTCGGTCACCACAACATATGGTGTCGTAACATTAGCATCTGTTGGTGTTGGTGTAATATCCATCTGAACCAGTTTTTGTGCCACAGGTGTGAATGCTGTAAACGAATAGGCTGTAGGTGAAACAGATGATTTGATTGGCATATTTGAAACGAAGTTGCCATTGATATTACTGAGATACAATATATTGCTATCAAATCGAACTACCTTACCTGTTGCAATTGCCAAAGGACCAGAATATCCTTGGTAAACAGTTTCACCAATCTGATATGTACCTACACCTGAATTACTGTTCATTGTAAATTCAATTACATCATTTTCAGTAATTTGATTGTATATGGAGGTAATTGAATGTGTGATTGGACCACCTATATCAGTAACAGGACCAAAGATAAATCCTTTGACTGTAAAATTAATTGTCCAAATAATAACACGAGTATCTCTTTCGTAGTTGCCTTCGTAGTCGATGTCTTGTGCAGATGAATTTAATACAACAGGAATGTTTTTCACAATACCCATTTCAGGTATCATGTTAAGTTTCATTGTATAATCAGGAGTAAAATAAGACAGTATGTGTTCCATAATCTGTGTGCCATCTTCAATATTACGCACATAAAGATATAGGTTAAAATCAAAATTATATGGCACTGGATTATATTGTGATACTAATCCTGTAGTCGTTTGTGCAAACTGTTTAACATTGGTGTTTTGTTTACGAGTGACATCATAATTAAAACCAGTTAATTCAAACGACATTCTTGGTAATGTAACCTGTGTCTTTTTATTTAAATTTGGATCAGTTTCTAAACGAGTAACATAATCTTCTTTTGGTGCATACACAATAGGCACAAGCATTCGTTGTGCTTCGGTTAAATCTGGATTGTACCGTACCAAAGTAATTTCATTGAATAGGTTACCAAAACCTATTACATACTTACGAAGCGCACGGTTATAAAATGTATTGGCCATTAAATTTGTCCAAACGGATTAGTTTCAGAGAAGTTCACAATTGAATTGGCTGAGTTTTCAATAATGTAATTGTCATATGAATCATCACGCACAGAGTCTTTTAGTGGATCGTATGATGTAAGAACATATTGTGCATTACTTGTGGCACCAACAATCTTAATTGAACCATCAACAAACTCACCAGCAATATTAGTTACGACTAATGCATTGACAGTTGCGTTGTTGGCAACTCTAGTCCAACTTTGTACAACTGCCACAGCAGCCGCATTGGCTTGTGTATTGGCTGATGACTGATATACAATCTCACCTTTTTGATAGTTGCCTGTACCTTGACCCATATTCAACTCAATTGAGTAACTGGCTTGCTCTGCTGCAACATCAATATCTTCAACGCCTGTGGCCAACAACTCACTAGAGAACTTAAACTTCTCAAGATGTAGTTCATAAAAATATGGAACTTCTCGACCCAATACATGAAAATCTTTATCTTGGTCTGTAAATGTAATTTCATACAATTCACCGACACCATTAAGAAAAGGTATATAAACTAAATCACCTTCTCTTGGCCTTTGATATGTATTTTGTGGTACTCTCTGTTCAAAACTCCTCTTTGACATAATAACTTTAGTGTGGTTCTTAATTTCAAGACCAAACTTGGAGAAGAATTCTTTTTCACCAGTATAGTTGAGTGCTTCAGAAAGATACAGTTCGATTGGAAATGCTGAGGTAAATTTCTTGGTTGGATCTTCACCATAGATTAAATCACGAGCTACGGTGTTATCATTAGGAAGATAAAATGCGTCAAATCCTTGAATCTTAATTGATTCGACAATTAAATCTTCCACCAAGCGTTGCTCGGTGTATCGGGAGTTATAATTATTGAAGTATTGGCTGACGGGCATTATTGTATTTTCTCACAACGATAGTTTTTATGATGTTTTCTAATACCGGCTGCAACCGAAGACATTTTGTTACTAGATAAATTATTTTTAATACAATATTGATGCATATTAAATACTATCTCTTTTGTACCATCCGGTTTAATTAATAACCATTTTTTACTTTTACCTTTTGATATTCTGTCTTTAGTAGTTTGAGACCTTAAAACTCCTTTACATGATTCAGACATTTTCTTTTTATATTCATCTGACCATTTGCGTCCTAAATTTGCTTTGTGTCCTTCTGGTGGCCTAGATTTTTTACCGGCCATAACAAATAGTTCATGCAACAGTTCTTCTTTACCAATAATGCCAGCTAAACCTTTCCAAGCTAATTCATCTTCTTTTCTACCATGTTGCTCAAATAAAATACGATGAGCTTCAGCGTGCTCTTCTACTGTAAGCTCTACAAGATTGGATGGATCATCTGTACCACCCATGTGTTTTGGGATAATGTGGTGTGTATGTTTCATATTAATTCATAAACCATTCAACCACGCCTCCATAATTGTTTTCCATATCTTTTTCAAGCTCTTCTATTTCATTTGTCGCTTCTTCAAAGATTTTATCACCATTCAGCACGACACCACCTGGTAACTGTATGCCACCAAATTTCATCAAGTTGGAACCCCATTGTTGTTTAATCAGAGCAGTCGCATATCGTTTTAACCAACGGTCGTCCCATACTCGACTGTATACCTCAGGATTAATAATAGTGTAACAATCAACAATAACTGGTTGGCCAACTGGAGCTTCTTGGTCACCCCATGCCCAATCAGCAAACAATTTTTCTGTGTGCCTCTGATAACGAATTGGAACTTCACCAGTAAATAACTGTTCGAGCATACGAAGATGCTGCATAGTCATGGTATAGTTGATGTATGATGCTGAAGTGAAGTCATACAACTCATTCAGTCTTAATTGATACCGCAAGTCAAACATATTGATGCTCGATTGGGAATCTTGGAGTGGAAATATACGAGTAACACCTACAACTTGTGTTGCAGCATTGGCGTTATCTCTCACATTACTTAAATCAAGATACTTATTATCGACATCTTGTTGTGTAATTTTATGAATGTAATATGTTTTCTGTAGACCATCAAAATGATAATCTTGAAAATACTGTAATGCATCATCAATGCGGTCCTCGACCTGGTCAGGATCCACGTTGATTTCTATGACTGGGAATCCAAGCTTTCTGAGGCAGTAGTCGGTAAATTGTTCTCTGCTGGTAACGGCGGCCATTAATTTCTCCTAATAATGGAGTATTTATCTATTGTG